TCCGATCTAGATGAACAGCGCCACGCTCCGGCGCAGACGAGCGAACAGCATCATGCTGCCTCCTTCTTCGATTTTGGGGGAATGTGCGGGCATCAGGCGGCCCTTCCCGAGCTTTGCGTCAAGCTACAACGGGGCGAACGCAAGCTATCCCGACCCGGCGAGCGCCTGGCAGTCGAAGGACGCCCAGCCCTACTTCAACGCGACCTATGAGGCGGCCGACCAGGGCCAGCGCCTGGTGGCGGACCTGAACCTTGTCGCCGTACCCTACCCGGCCCAGGTGCGCCGCCTGATGTACGCCTATGTCGAGGAAGAGCGCCGCTTCCGCCGCCACGACCTGACCCTGCCCCCGGACTTTGCCCGGCTCGAGCCTCTGGACGCGTTGACCTGGACCAGCCCGGGCAACGGCTACACCGACAAGGTCTTCGAGATCGCCGGTGTCACCGAAGACCTCTTAACCGGGCTGCAGGCGCTGATCCTGAAGGAACGCGACCCCGACGACTACAGCTACCCCGAGCTTGCGGCTCCGCCCGAAATCTCGGTCCTGCCCGTCCTGCCGGCCGTCCAGACCCTGCCTGGCTTTGCCGTCAGCGGCGCCTCGATCCCGGATGCCTCCGGCACCGCACGGCGACCGGCCCTGGTCATGACCTGGTCAGCAGACCTGCCCGACGTGACGGGCATCTTCTGGGAAGCCCGCGTGCAGGCGACCGGTGTCGTGGTCGCGCGCGGCTCGACCCATGACGTCGCTGCCGGCACGCTGATCATCTCCGAAGGCATCCTGCCCTCGACCGTCTACCAGGTGCGCGCCCAGCCGGTCGTCGACCGGCCGAGCGACTGGACGGCGTGGACCGCCGCGACAACGCCCGCAACCCTGCTGTTGCGGCCGGACCTCGCAATTGGATCCGTCACGGATAGGTTCGAGGTCTACGTGCCGGGTCCGATCCTTGCGAATGACACGCCGACCGGGACGGTCCTCCTGACCTACAACCATGGGCCGGTGAACGTCGGGGAGATCTGGCGGCGGGCCTTCGTTTGCGAACTGAGCAACACGCTGGCCTCGGATGTCTCGAGCAACCAGATGAAGGTGCGGCTGGAGACCAGGAGGAAGCCATACGGGCTGCCCTACAGCGCCTGGGAAGAAGTGGTGACCTTCAACGCACCATACGTCAGCGAATTTGGCACGAATGTCTGGAACCCGTTTTCTAGCACCGGCAGCATCGCCGAGCGACTTGAGGACATCCAATACCGGGTGGTCTGCGCCTTCCGCACCTCCACATGGAACCCGACGAAGACGTGGATCAAGGAGATCAACTTCGCCGTCGCCGAGGTGACGCGATGATCGACTTTGCCTTCATCGACGCAGACGGCTATCCGACCGCTGGCGGTAGGCTGCGCGAGTTGCCTGACGGTGCAGTGCCCCTGCCCGAACGTTTCACCAAAGCCGACCTTTCCCGCCTGCGCTATCGTGATGGGGTCTGGGAAGAGCGCCCCGTGGTGTCTGAGCCCGAGCCAGCCCCCTCGGCCGAGGAAATCGCCGCATGGCAGGCGGCCATGCTCGATCGGGCCCGCGCGGCCAGCGTGACCCGGATCAATGCCGAGACCGACACCTTCCGCCGCCAATTCTATACCTCCATCGCCGGGCAGGACGCGCTCTACCTCGAGAAACGTGCCGAGGCCCTGGCCTACATCCGCGAGGCCGACCAGGCGGGCGAACCCGCGACTCTGGACGATTACCCGCTTCTCGCCAACGAGGTCGGGATCACAGCGCCGACGCCGTGGCAGCTGGCCCAGATCTGGCTGCACCTGTCCGAGGCCTTCAAGACGATCGGTGCCGCGACCGAGCGCCCCCGCCAGATCGCGATGAACGCCATCGCCGCCGCCCCGGACGAAGACGCCCTGCGCGCCATCGAGACCGCCTTCGCCCAGACCCTCGCCGACCTTGCAACCAAAGGATCCTGACCATGGCCTTCCAGTTCTCAACCGCCGCCCGCAACGCCAGCCTCGACGCGATCGAGACATTGATCGGCGCATCCCCGACGCTCGAGCTTCGCTCGGGCCCTGCGCCGGCCAACCCTTCCGCCGCGGACACCGGTACGCTCCTGGCATCAATGAGCCTGCCGGCAGACTGGTCTTCCGCCGCCAGCGGGGGGGCGAAGAACCTGCTGGGCACCTGGCAGGACCTCGCCGCTGACGCCGCCGGTACCGTCGGGCATTTCCGGCTGAAGCAGGGCGCCACCTGCCACATTCAGGGATCGGTCACCGCCTCGGGCGGCGGCGGCGACATGACCATCGACAACCCGGTCCTTGCGGTCGGCCAGCAGGTGACGGTGATCTCTTTCACGATCAACGCCGGCGGAGCGTAAGGCATGGCCGACATCGACCTGGCACTCCTGACGCCGCGGGACCAGGACCTCGCCGACCTTTTCGTGGTGATGAAAGAGGGCTCACCCGATGCGATGGGGCTGCTAAACCGGCTGGTCGAACTTGGCCTGAAGGCGGTAGCAACCCCGAGCGCGCCCGCCGCCGGCGGCCTGAAGCTCTTTGGGCGCGGTGTGGCCGGTCGATTGTTACCTGCGATCATCGGGCCAAGCGGGCTGGATACGTCGCTCCAGCCCTACCTAGCGCGGAATAAAATCGGCTACGCGCTGCCGACGGGGAACGCTGCCACCGTCAACACTCTGGGGATCGTGCTGACCGGGGCAGGGACTGCCACGGCCAAGAACTGGGCGTCGACGAATCGCTATACCAAGATGCGGGGCGTCGAATACCTGATCACGACTGCTTCAACCACGGCGCTGGTCGGTTTCCGAGGCGGTGCGGCACAGTTCACGATCGGCAGCAACGCGGCCGGCGACGGGGGCTTTCACTTCGTCTGCCGCTGGGGCCCGGCCACCGGTGTTGCGACGGCGACGACGCGGGCCTTTGTCGGCATGAGCACCTCTGTCGGGGCCGGCACAGATGTCGAGCCGTCGTCGCGTACTGGGCAGGTCGGCATGGGCTGGGATGCTGCCGACACAAACATCCAGTTCATGCACAACGACGCCTCGGGCGTGTCGACGAAGATCGACCTTGGCCCCAGCTTCCCGGTGCCGACCGCCGATCGCACCGATGTCTACGAGATCGCGATGTTCAGTCCTCCCGGGACAACGCAGTCCGTGACCTATGAGATCACCAACTTGAACACAGGAGCGGTCGCGACCGGCACGGTCACGACCGACCTCCCTTCGACGACCACAGGGCTGAATCCCTTTGCGTCGTTCTCGGTCGGCGGCACGAGCTCCGTGATCGGGATCTGTCTTTTCAGCCTCTATATCGAGACGGACTACTGACATGAGCGACACAGCGAAGCAGGGCTATTGGGTCCGTTTCACTGACACCGGACTGGCCGCGTGGTTCGGACCGGCGTGGGTCGAGGGCGCCGAGTTCGTCGAGGGGGTTGACGCCGAAACCCTGATCACGCACCGCAAGGTCGACGGCGCATGGCTGCCGCGAGAACCGGAGCCGCCCAATCAGCCGACGCCCGAGGAGATTGCAGCCGAGAAGGCCGAGGCGGCGCGGCAGGCCGAGCTCGCACGGGACGAGGCCCTGCGCCAGGCGCTGGCCGAGGAAGCTGACCCGATGTTCTTCAAGTGGCAGCGCGACGAATGCGACCGCGAGGACTGGCTGGCCAAGGTGGCCGAGGTCAAGGCGCGGTTTCCGAAGCTGGTTGACTGATGGGCATCCTGCTTCTCAACGGCGACCGGATCGTCCTTGGCGGCGACACGATCAGCCTCGGCGGGGCCGGTGGCGCTGGCGCGACGGCCGCCGCCTCGGGCACGCTGCCCCTGACGGGCTCGGCCGATGCGGATGCAGCCGCCGCCGCCCAGGCCAGCGGCGCGCTTCCCCTGACCGGCACTGCCGACACCGACGCGCGGGCCTCTGGGCAGGCCGCAGGCACCCTTCCCCTGACCGGCAGCGCCACGGGGGCTGCACGGGCCACAGCCCAGGCGAGCGGCCTTCTGCCTCTGACCGGCAGCGCCAGCGCCAGCACCGGCACGAGCGCCAATGCCGAGGCCGCCGGCACGCTGCCGCTGACGGGCTCGGCCGACGCGGATGCCTTGGCCAAGGGACAGGCGGCCGGCACCCTTCCCCTGACCGGCTCGGCCGATGCCGACGCCCGGGCCGCCGCGCAAGGCGCGGGCGATTTGCCGCTGACCGGCGCGGCCGACGCGGATGCCCGGGCCGCCGCGCAAGGTTCCGGCAGCCTGCCTCTGGGCGGTTCCGCCGACGCGGACGCCCCGGCGCGCGCTGCTGCCTCCGGCACCCTGCCCCTGACCGGCACAGCCACAGGCGGCCAGGTCGGTGCCTTCGACAGCGGCAGCCTTGCCTTTGCCAGCGACATCCCGCGCTCGGGCCAGCTCCTCACCCATGCCCGCCGCCAGGGCCGTCTTCTTTCCCGCCCGCGCCCGTCCGGCCGCATCCTGAACGACGACCCGCGCGTGGGCACAATCCTCAACCCGGCCCGCCGGGGCCAGATCATGGAGCTCGCCTGATGGCCGCGAAGTTCACCATCCGCCAGGGCGACCGCCGCCCCTGGATCGCCTACAAGTTCGGCTTCAGCCTGGTCGGTGCCACGAGCTGCACCTTCTCTCTCCGCGACGAGGCGACGGATGCCATCTTCGTCGACGATCAGGCCGCCGTGATCGCGAACGGGACCTATGACATCAACGGCGTCTCGACCGCCCTGACGCCGGCGGACGGCGTCGTCTTCTACCCCTGGGGGCCGACCGACACGGCGCAGGCCCGCAAGTCCTGCATGGGCCTTTTCAAGGTGATCTGGCCGGGCGGGTTGCAAGAGACCGTTCCTTCCGAGGGCTACATCCCGGTGACCATCGGCGACAATTTCTGACCCCCGGCACAGGGGGTTGAACGGGCGTTGCAGCGCCCCTTCAACACGGGGTTGAAGGCCAAGAACCGCCCCGCCGACCAGCTGTACCTTATGGCCGCCCCTGCCCGATCAGGCTCGGGGCAAATCCTTAAGGAATCGCCTGCAATGCCCCAGACCGAAGTCCACCCGATCCGCCCGATCGCCCCCTACCTCGGCGGCAAGAAGAACCTTGCTCGCCGGATCTGCGCGATCATCGACCGCGACGATCACGAGACCTATGCCGAACCGTTCGTCGGGATGGGCGGAATCTTTCTACGGCGGACACGACGTCCGCGGTCCGAGTTCATCAATGACCGGGGGCGCGAGGTCTACACCCTCTTTCGGATGCTCCAGGAGCACTACGTCGCCTTCCTCGATCTCCTGCGTTTCCAGATCACGACGCAGGCCAACTTCGAGCGCTTGGTCGCGGTCGACCCCGAGACACTGACCGACCTCCAGCGTGCCGCCCGGTTCCTCTACCTCCAGCGCCTGGCCTTCGGCGGCAAGATCTCGGGGCGGAACTTCGGGGTCGCGACCGAGCGCCCGGCCCGTTTCAACCTGACCACCCTCGAGCCCGACCTGGAGGCGCTTCATGCCCGCCTTTCCGGGGTCACGGTGATGAACCTGGACTACGCCGCCTTCATCGATCGCCTGGACAAGCCCGGCACGCTTTTCTACCTGGACCCACCCTACTACGGGAACGAGGGGGACTACGGGCCGGGTCTGTTTTCGCGGGCGCGGTTCGAGGAAATGGCCGACCAGCTCGGACGCATCAAGGGCCGCTTCCTCTTGTCCCTGAACGACCACCCCGACGTCCGCCAGATCTTCGGCCGGTTCCACCTGACCGAGGTCCGGACGACCTACTCGATCGGATCGAAGAAGACGGTCGAGGAGGCAGGGCGGGGTGAGCTGATCATAGGGAATTGGGTAGTCTGAGGAAACGTCGCGGCCGTCAGATTGTCGATTCAGCCCAGAATCGGATCGTGCTACGGTAGCCATATGGCTGGGAGGCTGCCGTGGCTCAGAAGACCGAAATCGAGTGGACCGACGCGACCTGGAACCCTGTGGCAGGGTGCATCAAGGTCGGTCCTGGGTGCGACAACTGCTACGCGGAACGCTTCGCCGAGCGCTGGCGGGGCGTTCCCGGGCACCCCTACGAGCGTGGGTTCGACCTTCGGCTCTGGCCAGAACGTCTGAAGCAGCCCGCGTTGTGGAAGAAGCCAAGGATGATCTTCGTGAATTCGATGAGCGATCTCTTCCAGAAGGAGATCCCGAGGTCTTACGTCGACCAGGTCTTCGATGCCATGGAGGCCGCCGATTGGCACGTCTATCAAGTGCTGACGAAGCGCAGCTCGCTCATGCGGAACTATGTCCGCAGCCGCTATGACGGCGGCAAGGTTCCGTCGCACATCTGGCTGGGCGTTTCGGTCGAGGATGCAGCTCACAAGGGCCGGATCTCGCATCTGAAGGACATCAACAGTGAAGCACGGTTCATATCGTTCGAGCCTCTTCTGGGCCCGATCGGCGACGTCGACCTGAAGGGCGTTGCCTGGGCGATCGTGGGCGGTGAAAGCGGCCCTGGCGCCCGGCCGATGGAGGCGGACTGGGTTCGGGAAATCCGTGACGTGTGTGGTCTCGACGGGGTTGCATTCTTCTTCAAGCAATGGGGCGGGGCGAGACCCAAGTCAGGGGGCCGAACGCTTGACGGAGAGGAGTGGAACGGGTTCCCATTGGACGTGGTTCCACCAACGATTCTGGCGGCTTTGCAGTGATCTGGTCAAAGGTCTGGGGCATCGGTTGGTAAAGCGGGACCATCAGGACGACGTGGTGGGCCCATGGGCGGAAGAGAAGCTCGAGGCACTAGAGCGTTACCTTGACTACTACTGCACAAGGCTGAGCAAGAAGAAGTTCATTCGGATCTACATCGACGGGTTCGCCGGGGCTCCTCTCAATCGAGTTCGAAAGAAAGAAGCACCGTCGGCCGGAGAACCTCTTCCGTTCTCTCAAGAAGATGACGAGCTGCGCGACCAACTGGTCCTCGGGTCACCTGTCAGGGCCTTACGGACAGAGCCAGGATTTCATCGACACTTCTTCTTCGATCTGGACGAGCGCCGGGTGCGACAGCTTGAAGACCTCAAGGTTCAATACCCGACCAAATTGGTGACCGTGAAGGTGGGGGATGCGAACGAGCAGGTCCGCGACCTGATGGCAGCGATCGGCGGCCGTCGGGATGTGAAGGGTGTAGCCTTTCTGGATCCCTACAAAGCCAACCTCGAGTGGGAGACGCTGCGGGCCATTGCTGCCACAGGTTCTTTCGAAGTCCTGATCAACCTGCCTCTTCACATGGCCATTAACCGGCTGTTGAAGCGCGAGGATCGCAACGCAGAATGGGAAGCGGACATCGACAGGTGCTTCGGGACGACCGAGTGGAGAGACCTAGTCTATCCGGAGAAGCCTGACCTCTTTGGTGACTTGATCGCCAGCAAGGCTGACCGCGTTTGCGACCTACTCCTGAAGCTCTACAGCGGCCGGCTCGAGGCTATGTTTGGATTTGTCGCACCCGCAAAGCTGATCCGAAACACGCGGAAGTCACCCCTGTACTTCCTTCTCTGGGCTGGGCCACACCCTGCTGGTCTGGTGGGCGCGAAGTACATCCTAACCGATCAGCCGAAGCTCACATTGAGCCGCCGGAGCTGATTAGCTTCTGCTGCCAACTCTGTTGTCATTCCTTGCAGATTCTGGTGGCGAGCCACAACGGAAAAACGGTTCTCCACAGCTTATTTCGCAAGAAATCGCTTTACAGGCTTCCGCTCGTGTCCCACCATATCTAGTAAGGGACGCGTCGGGCAAACGCTGACCCTTGCCAGACACCCAGCTTCTA